GCGGCGCTTGCGTCGTTGAAAGCTGCCACGCTTGCGACTATCGCGTCGGCGGGGTTGGCCACCCCGTCAGGGTACACGACGCCGGTCGTCTCGTAGAACGTCACCGCGACGACTGCTTGATTCGCACCGCTTTTCAGGCGGTCGGTTCTGTCTACGGACCCGACAGGCACCACGTCGATTTGCCCGTATATCGGGTGCGTCAGTAGCCCCGCCCCACGCTCCGTCAGTGCTTGCTCGAAAGCGGTGGCGGCGATGTCGTAGTCGTCACCCCAAAATATCGCCTGGATAGGGTATCGGCGGCCGGTGCTGCCGAGGCTTTGGACGTACGTGCCCTCGCCGTCTGGATACTCGAAAGCGGAGTTTTTAAAGTCTTGTGACCGGGACACGTCCTCGAAGTCGAAAGGGTGCGTCGAACCGCTGGGCGCGTCATACTGCGCGGACCGTATTCTGTCTTGCCAACTCATTAAAAGGCCCCCGATGATTCAAGGCGGATAGCTGCCGCCGTGTTCTTGTCTTGTTGTAACTCGGCGCGGCCGGTCTCGTCGCGGATCGTCAGCTCGGCGGAGCTGGTCGTGCGGCGTTCCTCGATGCTGCGTGCTGTTTGTTCGGCGGCAGTGATCACCTGCGGGGTGTTTTGGCCTGCGCCCGTCCCGTCGGTTACTTCGACGGACGCTTTGCCCCCGAGTAAGCTGCCCGCCGCTCCTGCGATTGCCCCGATGCCGTCTTTTATCATTTTAAATGGCGCGAGAATCTTGTCCAGCATGCCCGACACGAACTCGACGCCCGAAGCGGTGGCGCTTTTTATGCTCTCCCACACGCCTGACATGGTCGCGGCGACGCTGTCCCAATTCGCAGCGAGCGCGATGCCCCCTGCGATCAGCAAGCCGATGGCGGCGACGATCAGGCCGATGGGGTTGGCTGTCAGTGCGAGGTTGAACGCGAGGACGACGAACCGCAGGGCCTTAAACAGCCCCACCGCGAGCCAGCCGGTCGCGACGAGTACTTTGCCCGCGATGGCCCACGCGAACGTGACCACCTTGGCGACGAGCATCACGGTATTAAACGCGAGGGTCGCCACTTTCAAGGCGATCACCATGGCCAGCCAACCCCCTAACACCTTAACGAGCCCGAGTGCGACTTGCGACAGACTGTCGGCGTTGTCGGTTATAAATTGGATTCCCTCTGCGAGGCGCTGGGAAATTAGCTTGCGGTTTTCTACGATCCACCCGCGCGTCGCTTTCGCTAGGTTCGTCAGCTCTGGCGCGAGAGGTGAGACCGCATCGGCGGTCAGTCCGAAAATAGACCGTTTCAAGCTGTCCACGCTGTCGTTGTACGCCTCGAGGACTTGCGCCTGCTGCATGGTTATGACGCCGTTTTGGCGCTGCTCTTTACGTAGACGCGCAATGGCGTCGGCGCTGTTGTCTGATATGTTGGCAAGTTTTAGGCCCGCACGGCTAAACGCTGCCGACGCGAGGGCGGCACGGTCCGACGCGTTGGTCGTCTCGCGCATTTTGTTGATTAGTATCTCGAAAGCTTCGGAGCTGCTGCCCGCGCTGGTGATTTGGTCGAGCAAGGCGGTGTCCGTCTTTTTTAACAACGTAACGAGGGCGCCGGAGCCTGCACGCGCTTCGCCTAGTCGCTTCGTAAATGCGCCGAGGCTGGATTCAAACAGTTTTGTGTCGACGCCGCTCTGCGATGCGACGAAGCCCCACTCCTGCAGGTCCTCGATGGGGAAGTCTATGCGCCGGGAAGTCTTTGCGAGGTTGTCGGCCGCGTCGGCCACTTTGTTCAATGCGCGGACGCCTATGCCCGCCCCGACGGCTAGTGCGCCACCTGCGACGGCACCTGTGCGCATTAGCCCCGCGTTGACGTTACCGACTGCGCGGTTCGTGCGGCGGAGGCCACGCTCTAGTCCTTGGTTGAAGCGGCGGACGCTCTGCCCCATTTTACTAACTGGGGCGGTTATTTTATCCACTGCGCGGAACACCGCGTCGACTGAAAAACGACTAGCCATTTGACTTCGTGTGCTCCTGTAGTGTGCGGCGAACTCCGTTATAAAAGAAACGCAGCTCGCGCGTCGTAAGTGTCCGCACGTCCGGCAATGCCTGATAACTTTGCGATACTTGCAAAACCATCTCGGGGTAGACGTTGGCGCGGACGTGCGCCTTGTGCCAGTAGTCTACACCAAGCCGGACCAGCGGGGTACTTACGACCCCATAAAAAGGGTGGCCACTGCCTGCGCGAACTTAAAGTCCGGCCCCGACATGCTGCCGAACAGTTTCACATTCTTTTTGGTAATCGATGCCATAAAAGCAAAAAGCTTTCGGACGGTCTCTTTGTCTTTGTACGCGTCCATCGCCATATAATCCACGCCTTTCGGTACGTGAAAGGTTACGTCGGCGCAATCACCGATGGCGGTTTTTAGTTGGTAGTTCAAGCTTCCGTCATCGCCCACGTTAGCGCGGCCCGCTTCTATGGCGGAAACGACGCGGCCCGATAACTTCTCGAAGTCGACACGGCTGTCCTCGTCCATTTTTGACAGGTCCGTCTCGATGTCCCACGCTTCTGCGAAAGCTTCGAATTCTGATAACGCCACCTCTCGGGCGACTGCCTGTTTTGTCATGTTGCTCACCTTTTGAATGGGTCGACGCGCCCCGCTGGGGGCGGGCATGGGCAAGGCGAGTAGCCGCGCGTCGATAGTGCCTTTTTAGTTCGTTACTGCTTGCGCAGTTTACCCGGCCCCATGACGTTGACGGACGCCGTCGCGTTGGCGCTGCTGTACTGCGTCTCGCCGGTCAACTGGCCCGTGCCGCCGTACACTGCGGCGCTCGCGTAGGTGATCACGACGGGGAAATAATCGCCGCGATCTTGCAAGTCCTGCAGGTACTCGTGGTCGCCTCGGTCGTCGTCGACTACCAGGGTTAGACCGTCGAGCTGTAGGGGTACTCGGGTTTTAATTAATCGCGCGGTGCCGTCGCCGTTGGACTGCACCTCGTTCTCGAAGCCGCCCAGCTTGCGGTTGACTTCTGCGTCCTGCGCGACGGCGAACTCTCGACCGTCTAGCGCAATGCTTTCTATTGGACCACCGACTGCTGCCATGTTGATCGCTCCTATTTTACGCCACTATTGCGGCTTGTCCGAAAAAGAAACCGAAGTTTAAGTCGGTGCTGATAATGTTCGCATTACCCGAAAGCTTAAACGTCGCAGCGATGTCTAACCGCTTCGGGTTGCTCTCGTTAATGTTGGCGCGCGTGTTGTCCTTCGCGAAGTCTGCGTCGGAGATGATCGCGTTCAGCGCCAGCGAGTCCCAAAGCGCGCCGAGCGCACCGGTCGCCATTTTTGGCTTTTTGGCCGTGGCGTTGACAGTGGGCTGGTCGTCAGGAATCAACGGCGCACCGTCCCACGCGGCCGTGTTGAATATCAGGTCGACGTTAAAAATTATGTTTTGCAATTTGACGATGTCGTTCACGTAGCGATACGCCGGAAGCGGGTCGCCTGCAGGGTGGTAAAACGTCACAGTGTCGGCAAGGTTCACCACGTTGTCCACGACGTCGACGGTCGAGCTGCCTGCTTTAACGGCTTGGTCTCGCTGCGGGTATGTCCACTGCTGCGCGTCGGTGCCTGGCGTGATACCTGTCAAGCGCTGGCGGGCGTAATCTTGCGGCGCGTTGTTGTTCGCTATTGGCGCGATGCGTGCGACGGCGCGAGCGGCTACCACAAACGGTAGATTCGCCGAGCCGGGTGCGACTAGCTGCGAGTTGGTGCGGTCTGTTGCACGCGCGTCAGTGACGGCCGTCGCGGTCGTGACGTCCGCCTCGGTGTTGCCCACGAAAGCGACCATCGGTTTGCGTGTCAACGCGCCCCACCGGCCTTCGCCGAACGCCGCGAACTTGTCAAGCGTGGCGGTGTCGGTGCTCTCCATAGCGTTAATGAATAACGTCTCCCATACGTTGCCGACTTGGTCGAGCGCGTCTTGCACGTCGGGGTTTGTGGCACCGCCGGTTGGCTGCGTGATGGCGTACGTGACACCCTTGTCGGTTGCGCCTACCACCTCGACGGTGATCGCGTTACCGCTTTCGCCACCCCACTTCGCGTCGATGGCGACGTCGGTGGTGTTGTCTGTTGCTACGACTGGCAGCTCTAGTGTGCTGTTAATCGCTGCGGTAATCGCTGCGGTGATGTCTGCCACGGCTGCGCCCGCTTCAACGGTAAACGCCGCCGACGGGATACCATTCACGACGATGTTGTAATTTGACAGCTCGGCAGTCGTCACGCTCGGAGTTATGTCGCCCGAAGCGGTAATCGCTGCGCCGTCGTCCTCGAGAGGGTACACGGTCACGGGTACGGAGCCGACGCCGTCGCCGTTTATAGGCAGCAACTCGCGGGCGATTAAATGGATCGGGGAGCCGAAGCCGTACAGGCTGGCAGCTTCGCCCGCGCTGGTTACGCGTCGCTTTGTCGTGTCGTACGTTGCGGCGCTCGCGCCTTGTGCTACGACTGCGATGCGTTGTGGGAGCGCAACCGCACCCCCTGCACGCAGGTCTACAAATTCGGTTTTAATGCCGAGCACGCGCGCAACGGCGGAGAGATCGACTGCGGTACTTGTTGCCATGGTGTGGCCTCCGGTTCTAGGTTGTAAAATCGTAGTCGGTCTCGATCACGATCTCGTTATCGTCCGCCCTTTTTAGGCGCGCTGAAATTAGGTCAAGCACTTCCGGCGCGTATTGAGGACTATATTCGTTGAATTGAACATTAAAAGCAATACGTGCCCCTGCGACGTGCGCGGTGTTCTCGGCGTCCTGTTGGGGTTGGAAATATGTGATCGACTCGATCCAACGGGAGCCGACGAGCCCTTTCTGCTCGAGGTAGGTGTATTTGTAGCTCATTAAAATGTTACGCACTAGCTTGATGGCGCGCTTTACCGCTTGCGCCGCCTGCGCGTCACCTACTAGCTGACCCCCCGCCGGGTTGTCGGAGCTGACGCCGTACCCGTACAGGTCGATGTTGTACGTAGTCGACGACCACTGCCTGCCGGTCGGGTCGCTTTTGTTTGCGACGTAATCTGTCGAGTCGAACCATACATTGACCACCGGTGTCTCGGTGTCGACATCGGGCGGGAACATTTCCCAGCGGTTCGACCTATCCTGGTAGACACGCAAGTCCCACAGCGTGGGGTCTGGCTTGCCGGTGGACGCAGCGAGTGCGGCCTGCGCGGCCGCCTCGGTTTTAATAATCGCGGCGATCTCGTCGGCGATCAGTTCGAAATTGTCTTGCTTGTCTATTAGCTCGAGAGGTTGGCTCATTGTCGATAGTCCTCGAGCATGCAAACAATCAGGCCGAGCGCCCGGTCAGGGTCGGCACTGCGCACTTTAAACGTCCACGGCTGCCCGTTTATGTCGTCGAATTGGATGATCCACGGTTTCGACGTGCGTTCTGTTACGTTGCGCGGTAAAGATGAAAAGCCCGCAGCTGTGAGCGCCGCGAGCCTTATGGATACTGACGCAGACCGCCCGCTGACGAGCTGTCCTGTGTCGGGGTCGATGACTTGCGCGATGTCGTTCGAGAAACCTTTCAGCGGCTTAGACACCCCGGCGGGGTCCGTGACCGTTATCGGCCACCCGAAGCCCGTCTCGGTGTTCTCGAGTATGAGACCGAGGTCTCGTTCTGCTAGGTCGCGCAAGCCCATCGGTTTAACCTTTGTTTTCGATGATGTGGCCGGACTTCACAAAGCTTTTTATTGCCTCGTCTCCGCCTGCCAACATGTCGGCGGTCACTTCGTCGGCGGTGTCGCCTGACAAAATACCTTTCTTGCTTGTTATCGCCTTGCCTGGCGCGACAGTGTACTCCGCGGCGGCTGGCTCTGCTGGCGCTGGCTCTGCTGGCGCTGGCTCTGCTGGCGCTGGCTCTGCTGGCTCTGTGCGCAGCTCTTTAAGCTTTTCAGTCATTTGCGCGTTACTCATTCCCGAGACGTCGGTCTCTGGCGACACTGCGGCAATGGCTTCGATCAATTCTTTATTACTTGGCATATTCTCACCTGTTCAAAAATGGGAAAGGCGGCCCGCCGTGGCGAGCCGCTTTTCTTATAGCTGGGTGTCAGCGCAGCCGAACGTGTCAATCGCGACCGGGATCATTAGTGGGCGTGAGCCCACACCGGCGTAGATCGTCTCGTTGTCTGCACTCAGCCACGCGTTAGTCGACAAGTCCATGCCCTGCGAGCGGCCACTCATACGCGACGGCAACTCTGGCAGGATGCGCTGGCCGATGCCTAGCAACGCGCCAATGTTAGGGATCGCACCGAACGAAGCGTCGAGGCGACCATTTGCCGCTTGTACGATAAACTTGCCGCTGTCCATAAACTGCGTCGAGTTCCCTGTCTGCGGGTCCTTGTAGCGGCCGTCGTACGTCCAAACCTCAAGGGAGTAATTGCCCACTTCCATGACGCCGTGGTAGATACCACCCTCGCCAAGGTTGCGCATTGCGTTGATCTCGCCAAGGTTCGCGCGACGTGCGTCGAAGCGGTCAAGGAACCCGTCGGTCTGCAGTAGGTTCTCCCACGCTGCGTCGCCAAAGATGATGCGGTCAGGTTTCATCAGGCCGTCACCTCGAACGACATCGCAAAGCGACTTGACGTCTCCCAGCTTCCCAGCCAAGGCGGCCGTGGCCCACGAAGTGCCCACCGTCGGGAAATGCGACGCTTTAGGCTTGTAGTCCAGCTCGTAGACAGCCGTGCCGCTCGCGTCGGTTAATGTTACCTTGCCGGTCTGCATAACCTGCGAGGCTTGCAGCTCCATAGCGCGGCGGATTTTGCGCTCGGTTTTGCGCATTACATTAAACACGCGCATGATCAAATTGGCACGGAACGCCGGGTCCTCGAAAGGGTTTTGTCCTGGCATGCGTTTGATCAGGTCGTGAGAATTGACGACGACCGCTTCCTTGTGGATTGGCGGCTTGAAACCTTTATTTGTGTAAAGGTCCTCGCTATTCATGCGGTAGCCGGTGCTTAAATCTTGCACCACGATCGACACTTCCTCGTCACTGCGTACGATGTCGATCTCTACTTCCTCGGAGTTGTGGAAGTTTTCAGGGCGTGCGCGGAACATGCCTGCGAAAAAGGAGGTCGGTTCGGCCTCTTGGTAATACGCGCCTATCATGCGCGCCGTGTTCTTGCCTGACATGGTCGTCCCCTTATTGGTTATCTAGTCCGCCCAACTCGTTAACGTCAACGGCAACAAGGCCGAAGTCGCGCAACTGGTCAAGCACTGCGGTGTCGACGTTGGAGCCGTCGCCGTCCGCGTTAATAATTAAACGCTCTTTTCGAACGTCACCCGATACCATCGCGCGCACTGACTCGTCGCCTGCGCCTGCAGCCGTTACGTCGTACGTTAAAACCGCCTTTGGTATGCCGTTTTCGTTGGTGGTGCCGCCTTTAACGAAGGGGACCAGCTTGCCCGACACGGAATCGCGGGCAAGGATTGTGCCTTCGGCAACAGTGGCCGCGCCTGCGAACGTCAGCAAGTTATCACGGAATTGTCCGCCGCCTAGGCCGACGCTGCCCGTGTCTACTTTTTGAATGCGAATATTAGCCATGACTACGCACCCCCTTGTTCAATGCCGAGGCCCTGCTCGACAAGTGCTGTCACCGCGTCCGACTCGTCCGCCGTGGCGTCCGTGTTGTCTGCACCGGCTGCGGCTGCCGTAGCGGCTGCCGTGTCGGCTGCGGCTGCTGCCGTGTCGCGCTTATTCATGCCTGCGGCCATGTAAGTGGCGTTAAGCTTAGCGGTCATTTGCTCGCCGTCGGTGATCGCCTGCGTTGCGGTCGCCATGTCTCCCGACATCTCGCCCATGATCAGGTGCGCGCTCACGCGGTCGCGTTCCTGTGTTGTGCCTTCCTGCACAGCCGCCGCATATACGTCGGGGTGCTGGGCCTTTAGTGTGTTTAGGTCCATTTTCCGGTCTCCGGTTTGGTCCCCGCCATGGCTGGCGGTTGCGTTAGACGATCCACTCTCGACGATGCTTAGGGCTGCGCCCTGTATGCCGTCGATCATGCCTCGCTTTAATGCCTCTCCGGCCAGAACGGTTCCGCCCTGTCCGAATTCGGCGTTTACTGTATCGGCCGAAACGCCACGCCCTTCGGCGATAGCTTCGACAAAAATCTCGTGCAGCGCGTCCAGTTCCTCGACCACGGCTGCGCGGCCCTCCGGCGTGTTGACGTCGGGGCGCTTGTTGGGTGCGTTGGTGCTGGTTATATCCACGCGGCTGTCGTCGTTTGACATCGTCACTACGATGCCGACGGACCCGAAGCGGGTCGCGCGGTTGGCTGCGACAATTTCGTCGGCTTGACTCACAAGCGCGAACGCGGCGGACGCGGCCATGTCTGAGACGACAGCTTTAATCGGTTTCTTTACTGCCTGCATGGCAGCGATAGTGTCAAAAAGGCCGTCGATTGTGCCACCGGGGCTGTCGACGGACATCTCGATCCGCTCGATGTTGGGGTCGTTCTCGGCGGCGTGCAGGGCGGCGTTGATCTCGCTGTACGTGGTGTTGCCCCCGCCGAACAGCATCGCCATAAAACTGGGGGCCTTTGTCATAATCCCCGAGATCGTAATCTCGGCGGTTTTGCCCGCAACGGTCAGAACGCGGGAGCTGTCGCCCGCCTTGAAGCCGTTGGCCGCTTCGAATTGTGCCTGCTGCTCTGCGGTCACGTTGGCGGCTTGTGAGTACGCCGCCTCCATAACGCGTTTTGCTTCTGTCGCGAGTAACCAATGGTACATGCGCGCGCCTCCTATATTTTGTTATATGCTAACACCGCCCAGCGGGTAAATGCTAGTACTGAGTAAAACCCATGATGCCCGTATAAAAACCGCCTGCCCTGACGTCTCCCCCTCGACGGTAAAAATGACATCGGTGCCGGGCGCCACTCGGTCGGGTGCGGGGTTCTTGAATTCGGGGGACGGGTCCCCGTCTCTTTGCGCGACTGTGGCAAAGGCCAGGTAGAAAATGTTTGTGTTTGCTGGGCGCGTATAAATTCGTATGATGGCGGCCGTGTTGGACCCCGTCGACTTTTGCATCGAAGCGATCAGGCCAATAATTGACGCCGTGCTCCCTGCTGGTACGGTGTACACTCCGGGGAAGCCTTGCTGCGCGACGGCGCTGTATGTGAAAAGCACCGCGGCGTCGGCCGCCCTGCGCACTGTCACCGTGCCGACTGTCGCTTCTGTGCCGACTGTCACCGCGTCGTTAATGCGCCACCACCCTGTCGACGTGACGGGCGTTGTGCCTTGGAGTACCACCTCTGCCGACCGTGCAGCGCCGTCGGCGCCCAGCCCTTCCACCATTACGACGCGCCCTATGTCGTCGTTGGTGCTCGACTCGATTGTGATGCCGGCCCCGCCTGCAGGTAGGAACGGGTAATCCCTCGGCCCGTAGTCCGCACCGGGCACGACGACAAATTCGCCGGGGGAGGGGATATTCGGTTTGGAGTGGCTCCGGTTGGTGCCTGCCGCCCCCTTCACAACGCCGGTGGAAAGTGCCAGCCCGAAGTCGTGGACCGGCGACAGCGTAAACGTCGCATTATCTATCTGCATTGGCTTCGGCCCACGCTTCGGTCACTTCCTCGAGCTGTGCGGACAACGCCGCGCGCTCTGCTTTTGCCATGGCGTCGCTGCCGAACTCCTTCTCGATCTCGAGCATGGGTCGAGCGGCGTCCGCTTTTAGTTTGTTTTCGGCTTTCAACCGCTTCATGTTGCGCGAGAACTTGGTCCCTGTTAGTACGCGGGACTCGCGGGCGTTGTTCGACCAGCCCTCGGCGACCAATATCTGCGACGCCTTGCCAGCTTTCGCCATGTCGGTCGATGGTTTGATCGACCCGTACCAGTCGGCGCACGTCCAGCTCGCAAACTCGGCATACCTTGCAGGGTCACGCCACGCGTCGAGCAAGCCCTGCGCGCGGATAGTGCCGCGCAATGCGCTGCTGACGAGCCACTCCTGGTATATCGGTGTGCAAAAGCTTTCGCCCCAATTTGACCAGAACCGGTTGATATACATTTTGAACTCGTTTATAGCCGCCTGGCTGGCGCTGTAGTTTTTCTCGAACGACAGCGTCAGCACTTCCGGCGGTATCTCCAACGCCCAGCCGACGCCGTTTAGGATCGCCGCCTCGAACGTGCCGAAGTTTGTGTCGGTGCCCTCGCCTCCCCGGACGACGGGCTCCTCCCCGACTTGTAGTTCCTCGAACACTACGCCCGGGATATGCGCGGACATGTTGAAGCGGCGGGGTGTGCCTTTAGTTGTGTTGTCTGTGACGTCAGCCGAGCCCCGGCGAGTAGCCGCGCCAGTCATTGGCAGCGTGCCCGGTTTGTCGGCAGTCTTTTTGATAAACATAGCCATGATCGAATTAATTACGGCTTTGCGTTGCGTGCTGTCGCGATAGCGGTCTATTTCCTTTAGGGACTGCAGGACGAGAGACAACAGCGGCTGCCCGCGGACGTCGTCCAGGCGTCGGTCCGTGCCGTACACTAGCCACGATATGCGGCGGCCGGACTTTTCGCCGTACGCCGGAATACGTTTAAAACTGCCGTCGGTCTGTTGTACCCAGTGCCCGAACACGCGGCCCTGCGCATCGAACTCGACGCCATGCTTGACGGTGTGGCCTTTGCGTATGTCTGCGTCAGTGCCCCACGGAGTGATCACGCTCTCGCCTTTTATGAGCTGCACTTGCGGCATGCCGGTCCGTTGGTTCTGCAGGACCACCACGAGGCAGTCCCCGCCGATCAGGGCTTCCATGCGGGCGATTTGTTGCAACTGTCCGAACGTCCGCTCGCGCTTAAAGTCACACACTGTTGGAGTTTTACCCCAAAGCCCGAAACGCGTCTCGACGTCGTCCGTCCATTCGACAAGCGAATCGTCGGGCAGACCGAGGACGGGCTCGTCCGGTGCCGCCTCTGGCGTCAATCCTGTGTTCACTTCGTTGGTGATTAAGCGGCGAATGATGCCCGCCGCGTATAGGTTCTCGTTGAATAGCTGCGTCGAGCGGGCGCGCAAAGTCCAATAATCGACGGCCTGCACTTGCGTCGTGCCGAACCCGCCTGCGAATTTGCCCCCGTCGTAAATAGACGGCTCCCACTGCGCGAAGTCTTGCTGCCCCGCATACGCGGACAAGCCACTCCCGACAAAGCTGTCTAAGCTGTCGACGTCGAGGGTATTCTCGCTGGCGG